GGCTTAATCATGACTTAGTGACACGTTCTTGGGTATATCTTGCCCATGGAGAGTCGGGGGTGTAAGTCCATCACTAAAAAACCGACCCCCTTTGCTCAAATTGCAGTTCTGGCACAATTGACGCAAATTCCACTCATCATCACCACCGTTAAGCCTCTTTGGAATGATGTGATCGATGTGCATTTTGCCCTCTGCCGTGCCACATATCTGACAGCATCCATCCCGCAGCAATATGCGCTCTCTGATGATGCGCCATTGCCGGGTTGAACCCTTAGCCCATGACCTAGACATCAATGCCATCCCTTCTTCTGCCAGTGCCGGTATGCATTGCAGCTAGAGCCAGAATATCTTGCCTTGATATAGCGAAGCGTCCAGTCAATCTGACGATACCCATCAAGCTCTCTGTATTTAGGATTTCTCATCTGGCCTAAGCCGTAATGCGATCCATTGATTGCATTGATTCTCCAATTAGATTCCTTGGTAATCAACTGATTAAAGCATTGAAACTGCTTATAGTTAATGATTCTTGAATGAGCATATAGCTTCAGATAATCAGTATTTGTCACTGCTTCCGCTGGTGTTGTGCCCACAACACATAGCACACCCAATAGCACCAGACTTCGCCTGCGAGCTATCCGCATCAGCGGCTCGCCAGCGAGTATGGAGCGTACTGCCTTAGTCAAGTTACTAGCGAGTAAGTGGATAACTTCAGCGTGTGACCTGCGTGTCGCCCACAGGCTTTGCACACCTGTGGATAACTTCTGTGGATAACTATTCATAGACTTAAACCTTCAACCTTTGCGTCATCGACTAGCTTGATGCCTAATGCTCCACATCCAAGACATGTAGCGAACCACTCATGAAGCGATAACTCCGATGTCTTTCGGATGCCATGACGTTGCTTTGCTTTGCCGTAGAGCTTTGCGCAAATTGAGCAATCAAATTCAAGAATTGGCATGGATGGATTTCCTTAACGTCTCAATGGGTTGCAGATTGATTTGGCTCACCCAGTAACCGCCTTGAGCTGACTGGAACCTTGGACGCTTTGCAACGCCCACCGGTATCCAGCCCATGACGTAATAGGTTGGTGATTCGCCTACGACTAAGACAGCGATGTCAGTATCACGATCATCTTCGCTAATGATTAAGTGACCGCGTTTGTGTGGCGTTTGTTTGACTTCAATTGCTATGCCGTTCCAATAGACATCCGGTTCATTCTTGAATGTATTGACTGTCGGCACAAAGTCATTAACGCCAAAGTATCTGGCCACTGCCATTTCAGCTCCGACGGCTTCTGAGTGAATGACAACGGCATTGTGAAAGTTGCCACGCTCTTTGATGCCCTTGGGATTTGAGCCATAGCGTGATTCTCTGGCCAGTCCAGCAGTGTGCGCAATGATTTCATCTTCACGCGATAAGCGCACCATAATCATCTGCACTCCCAACAGAACCAAATTATCTTTTCGTTACCAAATCCCTTTTGATAACCAAATTCATCGAATTTAACCAGCCTTGAGCATTTGTCACATTGCTCGACTTTGTAGGTTGCAATGATTTCGCCATCTTCCATGAGTGTGCAGCTCATAGTCCTCGGATTTATTATCTCTATTGGCCCGCTCATACCTGAGGCTCCCATTTTCCGCGAGATGTGAATACGTACCACACTGGGTCGCATTGCTTTGGCTTGCGTTCAACGCAGCTGTAATTGCCCCAAGCTTTCGAAGTCTTAGCTGAAATTCCTTCTCGCCAGACGCGATGGCCATGAACGCATTGCGGAGCTTCTGCCAGCATCGCGCCACCTAGTTGAGCCGTTACTTCTTGCATGGCTTGAGCAGCTGTTGGGATGCCTGATGCCTCGGCTTCTTCACGTGTCTTAAATGATGGCACGTCACCAAATTTGGTGTTCCAGTAATCCGGCTCACTGTTGGCAACCTTGGCCGGTAGCTTCTCGATCTGCTCCATCGTCTCGCGGGTTGTGCGTTCTGCACCGCCCATAATTAGCTGCATAACTCTCAAGATTGCAGATGTGCAAGTGTCCTCGACAAACCAGCGTTTCATGTTCTGGACGTATGCGCCTTGATAGCCATAAGCGTAATCGACACCGGCTGGATAAATGTCGTCTGCATTGCGATAGCCAGTTGCTTTAACTAGAACGTAACCCTTTTCAGCGTTAAATTCCATAATTTCTGTTTCAATTCGCCCGGTCGGATGTGTGAGAATCCAACGATCTGTTCTTGCACGTGCGGCCTCGTAGCCATCCAAGAACCCCATTAACGCACCGCCTGAGATGATGCGTGACGGCCAACGGCTTTTCCGCGTTGATAGCCATCTTTGTGGCCTTCTTTGTATCCGACTGAATAGCTGCAAATTGCCCATAGAATGCAAGCAATTGCCATAATCACGAACAGTCCTACTTCACTTGCTGTCATTTTAGCTCCCGGTTCCGAGAGCTGCCATTCAGCTCCCTAAATAGAGAGTGACACGCTTAGCCGACAAATTCAACATTCCCGCCTGAGAATCGGCGTGTCGATTACTTTTTTGTCGCTATTTCGAGCATCAACTGATCCAACCTTTGTTCTATTCTGCTTACTTGATCCTTGAGAGAATTGCCCCCATTCGGTGAAAGCTCTCGCATGATCGATTTCACCATGAATCTCATTGACGAATAGATGGCAGTCAGCACCGCAAGAACAAGCCCACCGACCGCCGTCCATTCGCCTACGCTCATTTCTTGTTGCCGAAAGTTACGTCATTTGGATTAGCCCAGCGAGCGAGTACCGGAACAAGTCCAGCCACTAAGCCCAAGGCCAAATCCTTTGGATTGGTATTGCCAGTCATATAGACGGCCAACGCGCCGGCGACTGAGCTTCTTGCCCATGATGCCAGCATTGCTTTTGCTTGATCCATTAGTTGTCTCCTTTGTTCAAGCTCCCGATGAGTGCCGCGACTTTCGCTTCACTCAATTCGATTTCGAAGTGCATCTCATCTTTTCGGTTTCGATAATCTCCACCCCATTTGAGGCCGTACTTCTTAGCCAAAGCTCTAATCATTGGAACCTTCTCAGCTGGGAATGTGCCTGATTTGCCTAGTGGATGTTGCGTTGCATTTAGATCGATGGCAGTGCCAGAGCTGTGATTGCTCAAGTTGTCAGTTGAGCCGCGTACCATACGGAATGCATAGCCCCAATCATCGAGCTGACCTTCATCAATGGGTTCAATCAGCTCATGAAATTCTTTGCAGAATCCAGCAATCAATGGTGCAACGGCTTTTGCACATCGCACCTTGATCTTTGTTCCCTCGATTGGAACGCTGATGATATGGATTTCAGCTGCATCTTTCGATGCTGGCCATCCGTTATGGCTTTGGATCATCCGTCACCATTGGTGTGGATTGTTCCGCTTCAGGATTTAGATAGCGTTGATAGTCTGAGTTGGCTGGGTCTTTAGGAACAGCCCAAATCGTTCCGTTGTCATCAATTTTTTGGACCAGTGTATCTGGATTTCCAAAACTGTCTGTTGTTTGTATTACATTAAAAGTTGTCATTATAACTCCGAACTAAATGCAATGTATCCATAACCGCCAGTTAAAGCAATCAGATTATAGATAACATTGGCTGTTATACCAGTAGAAGTAAAGTTTAGCGTGCCAGATGTTGTAGAAGAATTTTGACCAATAATTGCGCTTATGGCAAAAGTACTACCACCTCCAGCCCCATTATAAAATACAAGGTTGCTTGTTCCATTTAGAGATGCGCTTGGTATTGCTCTCATTGTAACTGGGTGGGCGCAATAAACCTGTGCTACACCAGTTGATGATGTTCCTATACCACTAGCCATAATTGTTGTTGCACCGCTTGCATTGTATTGTGTTTGCCAGTAGTAACGCTGGCAAGCGGCTAATTCTCCTTGGATAGTTCCAGTTGCAGTTTGGAAAGCGGTAGCGACTGAACCTGCCTCAGCCTGAAAGCCCCAAAAATCTATTGTTGCTCCAGCAGTAAAGTTATTATTTCCATAAGGATATATTTCTAATGCGCTACCAGTGCCAATTGTTTTACCGCTTATTGACGGAACACTAAATGTTTGTGTAAATCGTTGCCACGATGTTGTGATTGTAAAATTAGACCAATAAGTATCAACAGAAGCCGACCCACCGCTTCCAAAGTTTTGGCGTATTGTTCCAGCCATTGATGTTGAGGCACTTGCTTTAGCCCAAAATGAAACTGTCATTGTTTGACCTGCAAAAGTCTGGACATTTTCAATGAGTTGTCTAAAGTTTAATGATGATGTTCCAGTTGTTGGTGCAGTTGCTCTTAAGAAGTATTGACCTTCATAACCAGCAACAGGTGCGGTTCCTGGTGTGAAAGTTTGTCTTGATACTGTGCAACTGCCAGCACTATAAGTCATATATGCCTGCCATCTATCGGCTGCAAAAGTCCACGCACCATTTGGAATTGTGATGCTTGTACCGCGTTGCCACACTCCATAATCGCCGTTAATAAGTGTGTTCTTTCCAGCCGCGTAATTGCCTATGTAGCGCAAGCCTGTTGTGGCGGCACTATCTGCTACGAGTGTCTCGCCGTTGTTGCCAGCAGCAATATTGTCGAAAGTCGCTGATCCAGTGCCAACAATCAAATCACCCTTTGCAGTGATTTCAGTTGCCATTGAGTTGGTGATTGTGACTGCTCCAGATGTGCCACCGCCTGAAATACCAGTGCCAGCAGTGACGGCAGTTATGTCACCAACGTCGTTTGTGACCCAAACAAAGTCCATGTCGGTATTTGAATTCTTTGCCAGAATCTGACCAGATGTGCCGCCAAGTAAATCAGCCATTGAAGTGGCAACAGCTTGCCCAAAGACTTCAAAGTCTGCCGGCAAATCTGTGACCAAATCAGTGGCCGTCGGCATTTGCCAACCAAATGGTGTTGTCGGATTGCTCATATTTTCTCCTTATGCCACGACTAGGGCGTGTTCCCAGTCAAGTATCCCAGAAATTGTATTCCAAGCCTCAGCGACACTTACATCTTGCCATTGCATAGCTTGCAAAGAATATGAAAGCGGCGAGAGATTAAGTGAGACGCTAATTTCGTTGTAAGCCGCTTGGAACGTCCAGCCCTCAACAAAGCCCAAATAGGTTCCGGCCGACATGTTCAGCGGCATATCGGCAATCGCCAGCGGCATTCCCATGAACACGTTAATCAATGAATCTCGGTCAGCATCATCAATATCTGGATTTGTGAGCTGATAAGTAATTTGATTGAAGTTGTATTGAGGATAAGCCCGGAGTGTCAGATAAAAATCTGCTTGGTCTTGGGCATCGACTGTGTGTTTGACTGTGGTCGTAAATATCTGGGCAAGCTGGCCATATAAGCCCACTGATGTGGCATCTGTTGCGCTGACTTCATTTGTGGAATTTGTGCCGTATTTGAGAGTTATATTGTTGCGCACATCGCCGGCGCGTTGCTGAATGGTCAATCCTGAACCTTGAGCATCATTGGCTGAAAGATTGACATATCCATTCGTTGCCAAGTAAATGGATCGATGATCTCCCGATGCATAGGAAATAAGCCCCTGAGCATCCTCATAGATATAACCCAGACCGCTAGTTGCCAAAGCGGAGACAAGTGAATAAATATCGGTTCGACTTGATGACCTTTGTGCAAGCTCATAATTTCCTGGAGTATCAATCTCGCCAAGTCCGACATTTTGAGCATCTGCCCAAGTCTCTGTCGGATCATAAGTTGCCCACTCTAAAGCTGCTGGAACCTCTGACCAGTTGTTAAGCAATAAATCCTGCAACACTGTAAGAATTTGATTGCCATCGAAATCTTGCGTCAGAACGCCATCCGTCAAAGCCTTTGGCAATCGAGCCAATGCACCCAAGGCAATAATCTTGACGCGCTGGGCATAGGCCACATTGCCCAATTCGGCTACTGAAATTGCGATATCTACAATTGAGCCGCCAAAGATTGGGATGAATGTAGCTGTGGAATCTTGCAGCTCGATAGTCAATGAATCATTGATTCCAATGGCCACATTTGATTGATCTAAATTAATGAGTTCAATGTTGGTGTAACCGGCTTGAGCCTGCTCATAGATATTAGTTCGCCCAGATGTAATTGTCAGATTAGACAAGATGGCCGTCTGATATTGAACGCCCCCAATGGTGACTCGCCATACTGGATTAAAAATTGTCATATTGCCTGCAAGTTGGATGCGCCGCCTGTACCGCGGAAGTATGAATCATTGAGTGTCTCCACAATCGTGCGAGCTGTTCCCTCGGCATCGATTGCGCCATTGACTGTGATATTGATGCGTTCTGCTGTTGAAAGCCCGCCAGTGACCCCAGCGCGAGCCGCTGCGGCCGCTTCTCTGGCATTGCGTAGGCGTTCAGTCTCAGCTTTGAGTTCTTCGCGTCTTAGAATTGCAGCTTGCATAGCTGGTGAATATGCGCCCAATGGTGCGCCGGTAAATGTGCGCGGATCATTGCCGCCCATGCTTCCACCAGTATCGAATCCGCCACCAGTGCCGCCAAAGTCGCCGCCGATATTTGGGTCAAATTCTGCTCCACCGGCTTTCAAGCCTTTGGAGTTATCTCCACCACCAAAGAATCGAGTGACTGGATTGTCAGTCATGAGCTTAATAAATGCTTTGACTTTATCAATGACAAATTGAACCGCCGAAGCCATCTTTGCAAATCCTGAAATCGTGACTGACAAGATTGTGCCTAAGACACCAAATGCAGCTTTGAGTGTGCCACCGATAATTGGAGCCAAAGTATCTCGAGCAAATTCACCCACCGATTTCATAAATCCGAGCAATGGCTTCAATTCGTCAGAGTTGTCACTGATAGCCTTTTGAACCTTCTCGAATGCACCGCGCAATCCGTTAATGGCTGGCGTAAGAATTGACATGAATATCGGAACCAAGAAATCATTGATGAATCCCCAAATGCCTTTGAAAGCTGGGAGCAATACTTCTTGAATATAACTTCCAAGGAATTTGATTATTGGCTGCAACTTTGGTCCGATTTCATCTGCAAATTTCTGAATGGCTGGCACGACATCTTTGACAAAGGTATTGACCATGGGTGTGATTGCATCGAGTACGAATGAACCGACTGTCTCTTTGCCTTCATCAAATGCCACATTGAGACGAGCCATCTTGCCGGCAAATGTGTCGGCTTGCTGAGATGCCTGATTCTTGAATGTGTCGCTAAGTTTGGCCGTGATTTCTTCAAATGACATAGTTTTAAGCTCTGCTGCACTGATGCCCACGCCTAATTTGCCCAGAGCTGTGTTCTGCCCTTCGGCACTCTTTGCAAGCGCATTTGAGACTGCCTCTAAACTTTTGCCACTACCGGCCGCAATATCAAGCGCAATTGATTGCAGCTCTTGAGCCTTGGTCACATCTTTTGTACTTCTGAGCAACCGATCTAGCGATGGTCTCAACTGGTCGTCGGTGATTCCGTTGGCCAAAGATGTCTTGAGAATATATTTCTCAGTTGCGGCAATCTGGTCATCAGTTGCACCAGTTACGTTCTTGAGAGTTGTGGCGAGCTTGGCTTGAGCAGCTTCATCGGCAATGGCTGATTTGACGCCATCAATCAGCAGCTTGGATGCATAAGCAGCTGCGGCAATGCCGGCGGCTGCAAATGCTAAGCCGGCCTTCTTGCCAAAGTCTGAAATCTTAGAGCTTGAGCTTTGAACGTCATTATTAGCGACATTAAGCGATTTCTTGAGTTGATCTACATCAGCCAGAATCGAGAGTTTGAGCGTTCTACTTTGTCCGGCCATTACCACTCCTTCAATATTTCAGTGAAAGCATTTTCCCATTTGGCAATGATATTTGGCTGCTCGGCTCGCAGAGTTGGATAAATGAACCAGCCTTTTGACCCTCGGCCTTGGGTACCCGACCAGATTGGGAATTGCTTAAATTTGTTAGATCCAAATTCGTAACCGCCCCAAAGCTGCTGAGTTGTAGCACCACCGCTAAATTTTTGAGATACAAAGCCAAATGACAATTCACCAATCTTTGAAGATTTGGAGACACGCGAGCCGGATGCAATTCTGTTTGCCGCATCATTTGGCCGACGATCAGCAGCTTGCACAATTTTGCCTTGGACGTAAGTTGCTAAGCCGCCGCTGACGACTTTGGCTTGAGCAACAGCTTCTGCATCCATTGCTTTAAATGCGGCAGTAACACGACGCAAGTCCGACTTATCGTATGCAACTTGAAAGTCATCCGCCATGTTGCTGCTCCAATATCTCAAAGGCCGTAAGAATCTGCTCCGCCGTCGTCCATTCGCTCATGGGAATCTTTGTGGCTATTGCAAGCTCTACAATTATTCGGCTGAGACTTCCGACGGCGTAACTTTTGGGTCTGCGTTCCCTGCTCCAATATCTGCAACGCCTTCACACCAAATGTCGTAAGACTTGACCGGCTTGCCAGCATTCTCACGCTTCATTGAGTTATAGGCCAGAAATAAGAGATCAGAAATGCCAATCTTTTCTTCTGCTTGCTGGATTGTGAATCCAGTCTTTTGCTCCCACTTTTGCCATTCTGGGGGAGCCGCCGTATAGGTAGCGACTTCTCCAGTTTGGTAAGTAACCTCGATATTTAGTTTCATGCTCCCGGCTCCTTTATTAGCTGATTGTTAAGACTGGTGTGGTGATGCAAGTAAATGCAAGAGATACTGTTTGAGCATCTGGTGCAGTTCCGCCAGCTGATGGCAAGATTGGCTGCACTTCAAATGCAAATGATGCGCCTGTGTCTGCGACCAATACGACCGGAAGTCCGACATTTGGTGATGATGTTGCAGCAGTCCAGAGAGCTTCGCAAAGTGAATTGGCTGCGCCCCAGTCTGCAAGCATTTCAACGGCGAAAGTGCCTTGAGTATCCGTTGTGAAATACGCTTTGCCATCAAGTGTCTGATATGTGTTAATTGTTGAATCGACTGTTAAGGTCGCTGATGTTGCTTGGGCATCGAAGTTATCACTGTCAATCGTGAAAGTGATGTCTCTGCCAGTGATGATTGTCGTTGCCATGAGTTTTCTCCTTAGTCGGTGTAATACGTTGAGACTTGCAAATCAGACGTCAAGAATTTACTTGCGCCGACTTCCAAAGGTGTGGGTGAGCTGACATCTCCAACGACGTATCCGGCCGGCATTGATGAGATGATTGAAATCATTAAATCTTCAAGATTGGTCAAAGCTGCTGCGTTGCTCGAATAACCGACCACGCCGGTGATGAGCATATTGATTTTCACTTTGGTAGTTGATCCGTTAATCAAAGTGCTTTCCAAATATGGTGCGTCTGGAACGATGCAAATTGATGGGCTAGTCATTGCTTCTGGAATGCCGTTATAGACATTGGCTGCGATTGTTGAAAGAGCAGTCTGCAATGGTGTGCGGATGTCGGCTTCAATTGTCATAAGCAGAGCGTTTCGACTTCAAGGAATGGCCCAAGCAAGCCGACGATTCGATTCGTCAAGCTGCGGCCAAGGACGAATGGTGACGGCTGAAATTGGTCGCTCATAATTTGATTGCCCGGAGCTGTAACACTTTGGAACACTTCAACAGCAACAACAAGGATTGCTGACTTAATGGGAGCAACGCCAGAGTATAAATCGCCAGCGGTTGCCCCATCAATACACGCAAGCCCGCTCGGAATGATTGGGATGGTGTATGTGCTGTCTGCTTGCCCCGTTGCAGACGTAAAGACCATGGGAGCAATGCGATCGTCTGTGACTGTGACTGTCGCATCATAAACGCCGCATCCGGTAATGACGACATCTTGACCCGGCACAAAATAATTTACGCGCTGAGTTCCATAATAAGCAATTGAATTTTCTACAAAGATTTCTGTGACTGCTGATTGGTATCCAGTAAGCAATGGCAAGATTGTTAGCTCTGCGCTGTCAATCATCTGCTCAAGGTATGCGTTGGAATAGAGAGATACGGAAACGCCAAGAATTTGGCGCAGTTCTGCGGCTGTGACTATTTGTGGCATTTCCGTTCCCTTCTTCTGCTCGACCACATCCGGGAGCGGCTGTGGCCGATGATTAGTTATTAAGTGAAATTGAAGAGATTTCCACCAGCTGCAATTTTTGTGGCGCATGCACCATAAGAATTGAGGCTGATTTCAACGGTTCCGTCAGATGGCTTATTGACATCAAGACGATAATTGCCGCTCTCATACCATGTGAATGCGTCTGGCTCAAGAACGACCATTGAATCATCGGCTGTTCCAGTGAATTCGCCTGAGTTATCAACAAAGAAATTCAAGCCAAGTACGACGCCGCGCTGTGATTGTCCAGTGACAAGACCCGCCTGATTTTGTGGCTGGTATGCATTGAATAATGGTGTGCCGCCGTCGTTATAACCCATGATGTTTGACCACTGTCCAGGTGACACCAAGATGTTACGTGCAAAGCGTTGTGTTCCTGCATAAACAGCTGCGTTTGCGCGGCTGACGTATGCAATTAAACCAGCTGCTGTGTTAGCTGTTGGTGTTCCATCTGTTGCTGCATCTGCCTTAATTTGATTTGCAACGTACTTATTCTGAGCAAAGGCCATAGCTGATCCCATGATTCGAACAAGCTCATTAAAGAAATCTGGTGAGCTGCGCTCGATGATTTCTGTGGTCAGAATGTTGCGACCTGCAAAGCGTGTAATTGGAACGGAAATGAAGCTTGACTCAATTCCTGTATTTGTTACTGCTCCGCCTTCTGCAACTGGATCAACTTCTGCGATTTGTGTGATTTTTGGAATCTCAAATTGAAGCCCGGAATCTGGCAATGTGCCGCGAGAAATTGCATCAATTGCTCCACGTGTTCCATTGCTCAAGCCATTGATAACTTCTGCAAGCTGACGTGTTGGGTTGAAAGCTGGGTTAGTAGTTCCAAGGTCATCATTTGCTGCTGCAACGTAAATTGCAGAATCTGACATTGGGTTTAACTTTGCTTTGATTGAGTGTTCCATCCATGAGCCAAGATTTACAATTGGTGATCGTGGTGAAGTGAAATATGGTGCTGGCTTGTTAGCATGCACGACGTTCGCTGAAGCCTCTACCGATTCAACGGCTGGTGCTTCTGTTTTTTCGGTAGTGGTATCCACTGCGTCT